CTGAGGAGGAGGAATTGGAAGATGCCAAACAAATGATTAAAAAAGTTAAGGATAAGATTAAAAAATACAGAACAAGTGGGTTAGAAAAGGAGGGTGAATATTCTTATGAAAATTTAACTTTTAAAGTTTTAAGAAGAAATGGATACCTTCAAAAACTTTTTGACTTTGAAAATGATTTGATGGATAAACGTCTTTCTTTAGAGGAAGGTGAATTATTTTGATATAATAACATATTTATAAAGAAAAATTATAATGTCGACAGAAACTCCTACCCCAACACCTACGGTGACTCCAACGGTCACTGTAACACCGAGTATTACCCCTACGCTAACGCCGACACCAAGTATTACCCCAACTAAAACTGTAACACCCACTATTACCCCAACTAATACTGTAACACCCACTATTACCCCAACTAAAACTGTAACACCCACTATTACCCCAACTAATACGCAAACACCAACAACAACAACAACACCAACACCAACAACAACACCAACACCAACACCAACACCGTCTAATTACCCGACAGAGGCAGCTGTAAGTATTTATAACATGCCTATAGTTGGATATGTACCTGGTACAGGCGATACTGTTGGAGATATTGTTACGTTTGACACAAATAATCCAATTTGGATGGGAAACCAAAGGGGATTGGCACCACAACCTGGAGCAATTACATTGGGAGGATTTAATGGACTAAACTCATAAAAATAAAAATTAAACAATATAAAAATGGCAGATTTAAAACCAATAGGTAGCGAAAAACTTCAAGGAATGGAAAAAATTGCACGTATCATGGAAATTGCAAGATACGGTGAAGCTCCTAAAGAAGAAATAAATATTAATGAAACAACTTCATATACAAGAACATTAGCAGATGGATATGTTTATGGAATTGTTAATGAAAAAAATGGATATATTCTTAAAAGAGGTTTGACAGAATCTTCTTTGGATTATGTAGAACCAATGGCTAATAGAAAGTATATGAAGTCATATTCACAAGCATTTAAGAAATTAAATCTTTTGGCTGGTGAATTAAATAGACTTAATGAAAATATTAATGGTACTGAATTGTTTGGTGAAGAAAAAAAGTTTGTATTAAAAACACCAAAACAACAGATACCTGCGGCACCATCAGAACCTGCGGCTGAATTACCAACACCTCCAGCAGCACCTGAACCATCTGCACCTGCAATGGGTGATATGGGAACTGAACCAATGGATGATATGGGAACTGAACCAATGGATGATATGGGAACTGAACCAATGGATGATATGGGAACTGAACCAATGGGTGATATGGGAACTGAACCAATGGGTGATATGGGTGACGAAGGAGAAGAGGTAACTTTTAAAACAATTCAAAAACTTACAGGAAAATTAGGTCAAAAATTAAGAACTTTTGGTGATGAAAACGAAATGACACCTGAAGACGTTAAATACGTTTTAAATTCTGTTTTATCTGCTTTAGATTTATCAGTATTAGAGGATACTGATATTGAAGAAATTGTTGGTAAAATTGAAGGTGAGGAAACGGGTGACGAATCTATGGATATGTCGGAGCCAGCTATGGGAGCAACAACAGACGAAGTTCCTTTAGATTTAGGTGCTGACGGTTCAGATGAAGTGTCTGTTCAACCTGAGGTAGGTGAATCAAGTCACAAACACGGAAGATTTTTAGATGAGTTATTTACAGAATCTAAAGTTGATAAAATTTTATCAAAATATTTCGTAATAACTGAAGAAGAAAAAAAACAAAGTGAAAAGAAAAAAGTAAAAACTTTCATCAAAAGAAAAATCAACAAAGTTGGTGTAATTGATGAAATTAAAAAACTTTCCGAAACAATAGAACAAGAATTAACTGCAGAATTTATCTTAAGTGAAAATGAAAACGCTAAGTTTGTTGGTAAGACCAATTTAAAAAACTTGGTTTTTGAAAATGATGGAAAACAAATCAAAGTTTCTCCAAGAGGTGAAATTCTATGAATAAGTTAGTTTTTGTAAACGAGTTGGGTCCAAACTTTAAAGGTGATAATCTTTACGAGTTTATATTCTCAACAGAAAACGAAATAGATGGTGAGGGTTGGGATTCATCTCCAGCAGGAGGAAACCCCCAACCACCACACATTGATTTTATATCTAAAGTCGGTGTTTTGAAAAATGACAAAATAAAATTAAACGTCATTCAAAACTCTGACTTTTTTTCCATATATGACGCAGTGGATAATGTAATTGCGTTGGCGTGGGAAGATATAGAAAACGAATATTATGATGAAAGCCAAACACGATTAGTTTTTCATTTTGGTGACACAGAAGAAAAAGTAATCGATAAACTATACGAAAGAGATATAGTATTAAAAATAGAAAAAGATTTAACACATGTCTAACATAGGTTCAAAAATAGAAAAACTAATAACTGAAGGGTTCAGTTATAATACATTAAGAGGTTTATCGGAGTCTCAAGTAAATCTATTGTATAATAGATTGGTTGAAGCAAGACCATTTCAAACAACAGGTATGGAATATACACCTGATGAAGTAAAACAGATGGCACAAAAAGGTTTGGCAATGCCAGGCGGAAAAGAAGTTAAACCAACTCAACAAGGTGGTTTAATTGTGACTAATGAAGATACTGAAATGGATGTTGAAGACCCAAGCGCTGGTGAAATAACTCAAACACCACATCAAAAAATGGCTCCTGATGGTATGGATGACGATTCTGATAAAGAATTAAATGAAAGATTTGAATCTAAAAGACAACAAAAATATTTTTGGTGGAAATGCAATAGTTCAAAAAGTGAAAGAGCTAAAGAAAAATGGTGTAAATGGGCTAAAGAATTTTCAGATAAAACAAACTTTAAAAAGTTACCTGAAAAGGCCGAATCAGTAAAAAAACTTGAAGAAAGCTTGACAAAGTTAGTTGAAAAGTATATACCTGAGTCAATAAGTAAAAAAGACCTCATGGAATTAATCGAATCCTCAACAAGAACTAAGGAAGCTCCTGATAGAACTAAAGAAAAGGAAAAAGAAAAGAAAAAACCTGGTAATCCTTTTAAAATAGAACCTTCTCAAAAGCCAGGTCCTAAGGGTGCTGGTGAAGCTGCTCCAAAAGAAAAAGAAAAAACTAAAGAAAAGGAAAAACCAAAAACAAAAAATCCTTTTAGAATAAAACCTGAACAAAAGCCAGGTCCTAAAGGTGAATTAGGTGAAGCTGGAAGTGCAGCACCTGCTAAAGCACCTGAAAGAACAAAGGAAAAAGAAAAGGAAAAAGAAAAACCAAGTAGAAAAAACCCATTTAAAATAGAACCAGCTCAAAAGCCAGGTCCTAAAGGTAGAGTACCAAAATGGTTAAGTTTTGATACTTTCACTAAATTAGGTTATAATTTAAAATAATGAAAAACAGAAATCGTATATTTGAAGCACCTATAGATGAACCTGAAGGTTTTAGAATGAACCCTCAGTTAAAATCAAAAATTGAACGTGGTGATACTCCATACTCAGACAGTCCATTCTTACCAAAAAAGAAAGAAAATGAGAGACAGTCTTTTGAAGAAAAAGCAGCAACAAAAAGATTTTCAGATGTTGTTGGAAAATTACAAAGATATTTGGGTGTAAATGCACCAAGAGACCTTATGGGTCTTCAAATGACTATGATGAGAACCTTGGGTGACATCAAAAGATTTGAATCTTCAAGGGAAAGAGAACTTGAAAATATGGCTGTAGAATTGGCTGAAAACGAATTGTTAGACCCGAAATACAGAGGTTATATTAAATTTGACGCGAAGTTCATGCCAATAGGAGGTCCTGTAAATCCAAATCTTCAAAAAACATCTGAAGAATTTTCATCTGAAGATATTGAACAAGCATTTGCAGCGCATGGTGAAGATGTGGATGAATTTTTAGATGCGTTTGAAAACTTTGATTACATGGTTGCAAGACGTAGATTCTTTAATGCAATATCCCAAGGATTTGCCAAAAAAGGACACTACATGTTTGAATTAGTAAGAGAAAGATTAGAAGAAATGGAGCCAGGAATTACAGACAAATATGGTGCTTTGATGGCTATGAATGATTATCTTTATTGGATGTTCCCACCTGAAACATTAGAACAGATTTCAGCGTCAGGTCAAGGATTTGGTGGTGATGAAGAAGTTGAGTTTGAGGAAGATGAAAACGGAGAACAAACAGGTAATTTAATTGTTAAAGCAAGAGGTGTTATATTTCCAATTTTGGTTCACGAATTATTAAAAGGTTATAAAGATATTATTTTGGCGCCTTCACTACCTGAAGACCCAGTACAAGCTCAAATGGTTAGAGGTGTTGCAGATACTGCGGTAAATGAAATTTTTGATATTATCATAGGTGCATATCTTTGGGAGAAACTAAGAGAAGCGTTACCTGCTAAGATATTTGAAGATGAGGAAGGTATGAAAACAGTTCAAGGACTTGTTTTTAGAGAAATGATTAAAATACCAAAAAGAAGATTTATTTCTTTAGCTCAAAGAATTAATAGTGGTGACCAATCCGCATATTCTGAAATGGAAGAAATTGCCGATACGGTAATTGATGATTTAAATAAGATGGATTTGGAAGAAATTTTAGGAAGTTTTGATTCGTATGAAGATGATGACGATGAGGATATGCCAACACTTCCACCATCAGATGACGATGATGACGATAATATTGACTTATCATTTTTAGATGATTTTGGTATAGATAAACCGAAGGGATAATTCGGGATATTTATATTTAATGAGCTTAAATAGAGAACAAGCACTTATTGAATATGCAAAATGTGTCAAGAGTACACCTTATGCATTAAGAACATATCTTCAAACATATGACAACACGGTACAACGTTTTGTACCTTTAGATTTATTTTCAGACCAAATACAACTTGTTAATGACTACGATGAATACGAAGAAAACATCGCATTAAAATATCGTCAAGCAGGTGTTTCTACAGTAACAGCCGCGTGGACATCAAAAAAGTTAGTATTTGCAAAAAAAGAAAAACCTGAAAAGATTCTTATCATTGCCAACAAATTGGACACGTCTGTCGAATTTGCAAACAAAATTAAACAATTTACAGAACAGTGGCCAAATTGGATGGGAATTGATTTCTCAAGTGAAAAAAATGCTGCTCGCCATTGGAAACTAACGAATGGTTGTGAGGTTAAAGCGGTTGCAACATCTAATGACGCACTTCGTGGTTATACCCCTACCGTATTAATATTTGACGAGGCTGCTTACATTGAGGCGGGTGACGACTTTTGGGCAGCTTGTATGGCATCACTTTCAACAGGTGGTAAAGTTATAGTTATTTCAACTCCGAATGGTTATGATTCGATTTATTATCCAATCTATGACCAATCAATTAAGGGGATGAATAACTTTAAAATAACTGAAATGTATTGGTGGAGAGACCCAAGATATACCAAAGACTTACAATTCATTAAAGTTAAAGATATTATTCATTATTATCTCAATAGGGACGAATACAAAGATTTAGAAACAATTTCTTATGAGGGTGTCCCACACAATGAAAGAAATTATGACGATTTTAAAAAACTAATGGATGAAGGTTACAAACCACATTCTGATTGGTTTGAAAAAATGGCCAAAAAATTAAAGTTTGATAGAAGAAAAATATCACAGGAATTAGAATGTAATTTCTTGGGTTCAGGTGATAATGTTATAGATAGTAAAATTATTGAAAAAATAAGAACTGAGATGGTATGTCAACCAGAATCCAAAATGGTACAAAATCAACTTTGGATTTGGAAAGAACCACAAGTCGGACACAGATACATTATGGGTATTGACGTTTCAAGAGGTGATTCAGAAGATTACACATCGTTTCAAGTTGTTGATTTTGACGAAAGAGAACAAGTTGCTGAATACCTTGGTAAAATCCCACCTGACGTTGCGGCTGAAATCGCATATAAATGGGCGGTATATTATGACTCTTTAATTGTTGTCGATATTACAGGTGGTATGGGTGTATCAACATCAAGAAAACTACAAGAAATGGGATATAAAAATCTTTATGTTGATGGTGTTAATTATGCAAATGTATGGGATTATAATCCTAAAGCAATGGAAAAAATTCCAGGAATTAATTTTAATGCTAAACGTGTTCAGATTATATCAGCATTTGAAGAGTCGTTAAGACATGGATTTAAAGTATATTCACCAAGATTGTTGGGTGAAATGAACACATTTGTATATATAAATGGTAGGCCAGACCACATGAAAGGTCATCATGATGATTTAATTATGTCAATATCAATGGCATTATACGTTGGACAAAACGCCTACAATCAACTAGAAAAAGTAACTGAACAAACCAAGGCATTATTGAACTCATGGGAAGTTCATAATGACAGTACACAAAAATCATTAATTGATTTTAATCCTGGGATACCAGTAATGTCGCCAAGTTCTTATGGCGATAGATTTGGTAGTAATCCGACAAAAAGTGATTATGAAAAGTATTTATGGTTATTCGGTGGAGGAAGAAGATAAATCTTTATTCATAAACCAAATGAATTATAATTAATAGATAATGGCAGATAATTTAACCGTATGGCAACGACTTACAAGAGTCTTTGGTCCTGACTCAACACTGAGCCAACAGCCACCAATATACAAATTCGACAAAAAAGAACTTCTTAAAACTGATAATAAGGAAGAGTTTGAAAAACAAAAACTTCAAGCACAACAAAGTTATTATTTAGGACAACAATGGGCAAAGATTGAAAACAATCTTTATACACAAGCAATCTATTATGAACCAACAAGATTGGCATCATATTATGATTACGAATCGATGGAATATACACCTGAGATTTCTACTGCTTTGGACATATATGCCGAGGAATCTACAACAACAAATGAAGATGGTTTTATTTTACAAATTTATTCTGAATCATCTCGTATTAAAGGTGTGTTAGCCGATTTATTTAATAATAGATTAGATATTAATACAAACTTACCAATGTGGACAAGAAACACATGTAAGTATGGTGATAACTTTGTTTATTTAAAATTAGACCCTGAAAAAGGTATTGTTGGTTGTCAACAATTACCAAATATCGAAATCGAAAGATTAGAAAGGGGTATGAAAGTTAAGCCAGCACATAACACTTCTGAAGACGCAAGAGCTTTGAAATTTGTTTGGAAAGTAAAAGACATGGAATTTAATACTTGGGAAGTTGCTCACTTCAGATTATTAGGTGATGACCGAAAACTTCCTTATGGTACTTCTATGTTGGAAAAAGCAAGAAGGGTTTGGAAACAACTTTTACTTTCTGAAGATGCGATGTTGATTTATAGAACATCAAGAGCACCTGAAAGAAGGGTATTTAAAATATTTGTTGGAAATATGGATGACAAGGATGTTGAACCATATATCCAAAGAATTGCCAATAAGTTTAAACGTGACCAAGTTGTTGACCCAAAAACAGGTAACGTTGATTTGCGTATGAACCAAATGGCGGTTGACCAAGATTTCTTTATCCCTGTTCGTGACCCAGCACAAACAAGTCCAATTGAGACATTGGCAGGAGCTCAAAACCTTTCTGAAATTGCGGATATTGAATATATTCAGAAAAAATTAGTTACGGCACTTCGTGTACCAAAAGCGTTCTTAGGTTTTGAAGAAGCGGTTGGGGACGGTAAAAATTTGGCGTTACAGGATATTAGATTCGCACGTACAATCAACAGAATCCAAAAATCAATGATTCAAGAATTAAACAAAATTGCAATTATTCACTTGTTTGTCTTGGGTTTTGAAGATGAATTAACGAACTTTACATTAGGTCTTACAAATCCTTCAACACAAGCGGATTTACTTAAAATTGATACTTGGAAAGAAAAAATGTTATTGTATAAAGATGCGGTTTCTGACCCTGGTTTAGGAATACAACCTGTTTCTGCAACTTGGGCTAAAAAACACATTCTTGGATTTTCTGACGAAGAAATCAAACTTGATATCCAACAACAAAGAATCGAAAGAGCTGTTGGTGCTGAACTTACAAAAACCGCAGAGGTTATTATCCATACAGGATTATTTGACACGGTTGATAAGTTATATGGTAAAAAACCTGACGAACCCGCAGGAACCGCACCTGAAGGTGGTGCACCACCTGAAGGAGGTATGGGTGACTTAGGAGCTCCACCACCACCAATGGGTGGTGAAGAAGCTGGTGGTCCTCCACCCCCACCACCAGGAGGTGAATTAGCTCCTGAATCAATTTTAGATAGAGACATGAATTTGATTTTGGAAGGTGATATGGTAAACGGTTCAGAAGAAATTGATTTATCTAAAGGAAGAAAGTCATTATTGGAAATTGAAAATAAACTGGAAGAACTATTAAATAAATAAGATATTTATTGATATGAGAAATTTTGGAATATTAAAAAGTATAGTAGAAAACCACTTTGTTAATGTATATAAAAAACCTGAGTTCAAAACAGTAGTAAAAGAATTCAAAGAATTTATGGACGACAACAAAGAAGTTGGTAAAGTATATTTGAACTACGGTTCAATTATGAAAATGAACAATTTGAAAGAAGATGTGGCAAGAGAATTCTTATCATTGTCTGTTGAGGATATAAAAAATACAATTAAAGAAAACAAAAAACAATTCCAAGAATTTGATTCTTGGGTTGAAACTTTAAATGAAAAAGTTGAAAACAACTACAAACTTTTAGATGATTTGGTTTTCGCTAAAACTTCAGAAGATTTTGTTAAACTTGTTGAATCAAAAAAAGAATTACACAAGAGATTAACCGAAACAAAAATTGAAGAAAAAACAATAACAGAAACAATTAATATTCCACTTGAAAATATGTTTGGAATCGCTGCTGATACATTCGCAAAAGAATTTTCAACATTATCGGAGTCTGAATTGTTTGAGTTAAGGTCATTATTAAAAATGAGTACTGAAGAACTTAACGAAGGTATCGAAAGATTAAAGACTGAAGTTATCACAAAATTAGATTCAGTTCAACCTTCAGATGAGGAGACAAAAACTAAAATTAAAGAAACAAAAGAAAGAGTAGAAAAGACGTTTGTTGACACAATTTCTTATTATAAACTTAAAAAACTTTCAGAAGGACTTTAAAATAAAAACCCATCGAAATCGATGGGTTTTTCATTTACTCTGATTTTGTTTCAGGATTCTTTTTCTTACCAAAAATTGCCTCAATAGTTGTAAGTCCTAAAAAACTACCACACAATAATGAAAGTGTGTCGTACATGTACTCAGGACAAACACCAGTCTTTTGTGTTGCAACATAAGCCAAAACAATTAAGTTTAGTAAGGTAACAATACCTGAAAATCTTTTAGATGATACATCAGAACCATCACCCAAAAGTGATTTAATAAAATTTTTAATTGATTTCATAATATTGTTATTTATTTAACAATAAATATCAATCTACAAACTTATTTATCATCGCTTGTTTGTATTTGGCTTTCTTCATCTTTTCTCTTTTGATTGTTGTCTTTTTTACATACTCCTGTCTTTTTCTCAACTCTTCAATCTGTTTAGTTGAGATGACTTTGTATTTGTACCTTTTTAAAGCCTTGTCCAAACTCTCACCTTTTTCTATTTTTATTACAATCATATTTTTTGTTATATGATAATAAATATAAAAACTTTTTTCAATTTTGTTAATATCTTTTTTTTTCTTATATTTTGTAAAAATAAACTTACTTATATGAACTCATTTAAAAATGAAAAAAGGAAAAACATTCAAATTAGAATTGTTTAAAGATGCCAAATGTTATTTTGGTAGTGTCGATACGACAGAATTAAAATCAATTTATTTAGTATTACAAACATGGGTAACTCCAAAAGTGGAAAAGGAAAATTGGAGTATTACCGTAGGTTCTATCACAAGAACAATAAAACATAAAATATTAGAAGTAGCAAATAAAAAATTATTTAAAGACCACTTTATTGTTGATATGGATTTAAGAACAAGTGGTATAAGATTAAAAAAAGCATCGTTCTTAAATTTAGAAATAACTTTTTTTACAAAACAAGATGCAGATTTTAAATCTAATGAAATATCTGAAGAACTAACAAAAATAATTAACAAAATCTACAACGAGGTTTTATCAGATTCAAAATATTTTACAATTCAATATGCCAAAACAAAAGAAAAAATGAAAGTTTAAATAGTCCTTATATTTATAATGAAAAAAGGATTATGAAAATTTTAGGACCAAACGAAACTGGTAAAGGTATATTAATTGAATATGATGCGGGTAGTATTTCTTGGAAAGATTCTTTAAACGAGAATTTTGCACAAATTAATAAAACCCAAATAGACCATTCAAAACCTTTTGTGTTTTACGCAACTTTACAAAAGTATGGGGTACCAAATAGAAACGGAAGAGTTTACCCTGAAAAAATATTAAGAAGAGAGGCTGAAAAATATAAATCATTAATTCAAAAAGGTTTATCAACTTCAGAATTAAATCACCCTGAATCTTCTTTAATTGATTTGGACAGAGTATCACATATTATTGATGATGTATGGTGGGACGATAATGTTTTAATGGGTAAGTTAAGATTATTGACTTCACCAGGTTTTCATGAAAGAGGTGTTGTTTCTACTAAAGGTGACATTGCAGCAAACTTGATGAGACAAGGTGTTACTATGGGCATATCTTCGAGAGGTGTTGGTTCTTTGGCGAAAAAAGGTGAACACAACGAAGTTCAAGAAGATTTTGAAATTATATGTTTTGACTTGGTTATGAATCCGTCTACACCTGGAGCATATCTTTACTCTAACAAAGATGATAGAAAATTATATGACGAAAATATTGATGTAGATAAAAAAGACAAACAAGAACCAAGAATTGATGGCGGATTAGGAAAATCACTTGACTTAATGACAAAATTGAACGATTATTTGGGACATAGATAAAATTAAAATTATGGACGAAAAATATTTTGTTGCAAAAGTTCAGTACGATTTGATTGACGAGAACTCAGGAAAAATTAAAAAAATTAGAGAAGAAAAACTTGTTAGAGGTTATAATGTAACCGATGTTGAAGCGAAAGTTACCGACAAGTTTAAAGGTTTTCAACACGATTGGAGAATTACTTCGGTCGCCGAAAGCAAAATTGATGAAGTTTTTGAATAAAAAATTTTAAGCTTAAAAGTCAAATTAAAACCCGAGAAATCGGGTTTTTTTATTTTAACACCCACACAAAACTAACTTTTTTAGCAAATGGATATATTTATATGAAAAATAAAACAAATTTTTATTGCTAAAAATGAATTCAGAAAAAAAATCATTGGTTGAAGAAGCTCTTTTACAAATGAAGAATTTGGAAAATGTAGTTTCTGAAAACGCAAAGGGAATACTTGCTTCTACAATGAAGGAAGAAATCGAAGAATTAGTAAAAGAGTCTCTATTTGAAGGGACTGACGAAGAAATGATGGCAGATGAATCTTACAACACAGAAGGTATCCACATGATGGATATGAAAGAAGATGAAGACGAAGATTCTATGACTATCGACATGACAGCATCTGACGACGCTGGTGGTGAAATGTCTATGACAGATGATATCACTATGATGGATGATGATGATGACATGATGGGTGATGAAATCGAACCTTTAAACATGGTCGGTGCATCAGATGAAGAATTAATGAAGATTGTTATGGGTATGGGTGACAGTGACAGGCTTATCGTTCAAAAAATGGGTGATGAGTTAGATGTTGATGTTTTATCTCAAACAGACACAATGACACTTCCTATTGGTGGGGGTGAAGAAGATTTATCTGATGAATTATCATTAGGTTCAGATGAAGATTTAACAGACGAAATGACTGAAGAAGTTGTTTATGAAATTGAAATCTCAGATGACGATGATGAAGACGATGACGAAAAAGAAGGTATGATGGAGTCTAAAGAAAAAACCTATGTAGGTGTAGGTATGGGTAAAGGACCTGGTAAGGTATCGTTCAAGGGTGAAAACATTCACAAAGGACCTCACGGTAAATCAGCACCTGAAGCTAAAAAATACGTAAAAGGTGAATTTAAAGAAGGTCAAGGTTATGATGACCATGAAGATGAAAAAGAAGGAATGGAACACGGGGCATTGTCTAAAAAAGATTTAAAATCAATGAAATCAAGAAGAGATGATGCAGGTTTTGAGACACGTGAAGATGAAATGAAAGAAGCTTCAAGAACTTATGGTAATGGTTCAAGAAACTATCCTAAGAGAGACGGTCTTCCTAAAATGAAAGTTGTTACTAACAAAGCTTTAGAAGAAGAAGTTAGAGTTTTAAGACTTAAAAACGAAGAATACAGAAAAGCTTTGAATATCTTCAGAGAAAAACTTAACGAGGTAGCGGTTTTCAATTCAAACTTGGCATACGCAACTAGATTGTTTACAGAACATTCTACAACTAAACAAGAAAAAATAAACATCATGAGACGTTTTGATAACGTCGAAACAATCAAGGAATCAAAAAATCTTTATTCACAAATAAAAAATGAATTAGGTGGTAAAGAGAATAAAGTTGTTAAAGAATCTATCGTAGAATCTATTGATAGAACACCAACTAAAGGTTCAACAAACTTGGTTGAAAACAAGACATATGAAAATCCACAATTCTTAAGAATGAAAGATTTGATGTCAAAATTAAAATAAACTAAACAAAACTTAAAAAAATAAAAAAATGGGAGCATTATTAGAATCAGGTCTTGTTGGTAACATCGGTCTTAAGCACCTTAAAGTTATCAAAGAAGATACAATCAACAAATGGGACAGACTTGGGTTCCTAGAAGGTTTGAGAGGTCATGTTAAAGAAAACATCGCTCAACTTTATGAAAACCAAGCATCACACTTAATAAACGAAGCTGCTAGCACATCTTCAGACGGTTCTTTCGAAACGGTTGTATTCCCAATCGTAAGAAGAGTTTTCTCTAAGTTGTTGGCTAACGACATCGTATCAGTACAAGCTATGAACTTACCTATCGGTAAATTGTTCTACTTCGTACCTAAAATTCAGGGTTATGACATGGGTCAAGACCCAACTGTGGGTGGTACACACTTCGCACCTTATGGAGCACCTAACGGACCTTCTTCACCTGACACTGGTTATGGTGCAAATGATAAGAATTTATATGATAGATTCTATGAAGGTAACGAAGCAGCATTAGACCCTCCAGGGTTATTTGACTATTCTAAAGGTAAGTTTAGTGCAAGAACAATTACAGCTACAACTGTAGTATGGAACGGTAGTAATTTAATCCAATCAGGATATGCAGCAAGTACTGAGTTTAGAAAAGTATTGATTGGTATGTCAGGTTTCAACTACGCAGGTGCTGGTAAATTAATCGGACCTAACGGTAACGAAATGGATACTGAAGAATTCTTAGCTGGATTAACAATTCAACAAAACACTACTGCAGGTGCGGTGGCAGGTACTGTTATAAATGGTTTCTCAGGAACAACATTAGGTAGTGGTCCATTGTTATTTAGAGTTGTTACTCAAAAATATGGTAACGGTATTGTTGAATATGGTTCACAACAAACGACTACTTTCCCAGGTACATCAAGTAACTACGGTGGAAACGGTGGTGCTTATGACAACATATGTGATGCTAATGGTGTTATTTACTTAGAAATTGACACACAGGTTCCATGTTCAATAGGTTCAGGTTCTTTAGATGGATATTCGGGTATTACAACAAACGCAAATACATCAACTACTAACGTGTTTACAGCTACTTACAGAATCTATCAAAACTTAGAATTTGAAGATGAAATCGGTGAAGTTTCTTTTGATTTGGAATCAGTAACAGTTTCTGTAACTGAAAGAAAATTGAGAGCACAATGGTCTCCTGAATTAGCACAAGACGTTGCAGCATTCCACAACATTGACGCTGAAGCTGAATTAACAGCTTTATTGTCTGAGCAAGTTGCAGCAGAAATTGATAGAGAAATCTTGAGAGATTTGAGAAAAGGTGCAGCATGGACTTTGAGATGGGATTACAACGGTTGGAAAAGAGGTACAACTGCAAATCCATTAACACAATACACACAAAAAGATTGGAATCAGACTTTGATTACAGCAATCAACCAATTGTCAGCACAAATCCACAAATCTACTTTAAGAGGCGGAGCTAACTGGATTGTTGTATCTTCTGAAATCAGTGCAATTTTTGATGATTTGGAATACTTCCACGTATCAAACGCAGCTCCTGAGCAAGACCAATACAACATGGGTATTGAAAGAGTTGGTACATTGGCAGGTAGATATCAGGTTTACAGAGACCCTTACTTCCCAGCAAACACATTGTTGATTGGACACAAAGGTAACTCATTGTTAGACACTGGTTATGTATACGCACCATATGTTCCTCTACAGTTAACTCCAACAATGTATAACCCATTCAACTTCACACCAATCAAAGGTATCATGACAAGATACGCTAAGAAGATGGTTAACAACCGTTTCTACGGTAAAGTGACTGTTGATGGTGTTAGAACATTCGATTTGAGAGAATTGAGATAATCTAACATATCTAAACAATAAAAAAGGGACGATTATTCGTCCCTTTTTTCGTTTACATCATTTTGTATTATTTCAGGTGAATAAATTTTTCGTATACATTTTGAAATAATTTCGGACTCTTCTAATGTATATAATCCTTGTCTATGCGCGTGTTTCACAGAATTAACTAAAAAATATATTGATTGTTCTTTATTTAAAGAATCTATCAATGTTTGAAACTCTTCATCATTTTTTAGAGTAAAAAGATTAAAAATATTATAATTAACCATAATTCGAAATATTTATATAAAGATAAAATTAAAATGTCAAAAGATAAAGTTATATTTAAAGATATAAAATCAAATGATTCAATTGTTTGGAATAACATAAATGAGGCTACAATAACAGGTGGCTCGGGAGCGTATAAACCACCAATTAGTCTTGGTTTAAAACTTTGGGATAAAACGTCTTTAGACCCATATATTGAGCCTTTATCAAAATACGTAAGTGCTGAATTACAATATGATAGTTATGATGGTATTATGGACAGTAAAAATATTAAAACAAAAGAACACAACGCCATTAAAATATCTAATGAATTAAAAAAGAGACAACAGAATCAAGATGATGATGGATTAGGAGCTGGTAGAGTTAGTATTTCGTCTGTAGGTGGAACATCAAACAATGTTTCTGAGGATGTTGAAACATTAATAAATTTATTAACTGAAGATTTGGCAGTTTGGTTTGGAACTAAGAAAAAACCTAAGGGTAGTAAACAACCAAAAGGTCCTTGGGTTAATATTTGTAGAAAAGTTGATGGTAAACACCCACCATGCGGAAGACCTGATACTTCTAAAGGAGCATATCCAAAATGTAGAGCGGCTGGTGTTGCAGGTAAAATGTCTGATTCACAAAAAAAAGCAGCCTGTTCTCAAAAAAGAAAAGCAGAAAAAAAAGACACACAAACAGGTAAAGGTCAAAAACCTGTATATACATCATATAAACCAAAAAAAGAAAGTCTAATAAATAGAGAGGTAATAATTGAAAAATTTAAAGTTGAACCTCATGAATATATTAAACTATTTGAGAATGATGAATTTTTATTGGTAATACCGTTAACTTTTGAGGCTTCTTGTAAGTATGGTGCAGGAACAAAATGGTGTACAACATCAAAAGATAATGACGATATGTTTAAAAAACATAATAGAATGGGTTCATTAGGTTATGTAATTATAAAAAATAAAGAATTACAAGATAAATTAGAATCTACTAAATTTGGTATGTTTATTAACAAACCAGGTGAAAATTATTTAGGTGGTAGGTATCCATCACCACAAGGAATCATTTTTTACAATGATTTAAACGACCCAATGAATGACAATAAAGTTTTAAATTTATTTGATAGGGTTGACAAATATAGTCAGTTAATGACTATGGTTAGAATGTTCACTGATTATAGTGAAGATAAGTTCAAAAAAATGGATGATTTAAGAATCAATTAACAATAAGGTGGTGAACACCTTTTTTTACCATCTAAACCTTTAATCTTACCCTTACAAACTTGGATTGCATAACCGTTAGCATAAGCCGATGGATAAACATCAAATTTTGATTTAGCGGCTGATTTACCTCTACTACACAATTTAGTACCTGTTTTTTTTCGTCCTTCGTTAATTGGTGGTAAAAGCTCATCTAAAACAGAATCAGGATTTTTTTCGTATGATTTTAACTCTCTTTTCATTTTTCCAATATCTTTTATTGCAACCAAATATGGAACTAATGAATCTTTAGCGTCTTCTTCTAAAGGTAAAATTTTAGTAATTTCATCAAGTAAACTTTCTAATGAAAGTGATGTTAAAAGTGGAAAACCAAAGACATTAAATAATTTAAAACCTGGTATACCCATTTCACCAGCAGATTGTAACATATCAATAAAATCAACTTTTAATTCATCTTCAACTTTATCAAATTCATCAAATAAATTTGTGGAGTCACTATTACCTGATTCGAATTCTTTTTTTAATTCGTAATATTTTTCCATATCATCATTTAGTTCTGAAAAATTCAGAACAACCGATGTTACCCCTGCGGGTATGTTTAAACCTGGAATGGAACCAATTGCAGCTCTTACTTTATCGCCAGCAATATTAGCTAAAATATCTTTAATGTTTTCATTTATTTTTTTCATTTCGTATTAACTATTTGAAATTTAAGTTGTCTTTTATAAGTATCTACTTCTCCCGAAGTTAGCACTTTAATATCTACAAAATATTCGTTAGGTACCTTATCTTTGGTATCAAAGATGAAATAATATTCATTTGGTGTTTGATTTATTCTTGTCCAATCTTGAACTATTACTTCAGTTGGTCCTTCAGTAACATAAACCCTATAATAACATTTAAATTCAGGTAAAACCACATTTGATGAATATGCTTGTTTAACTGTTAATACAACTTTTCTGGTGTCTGTATTAAAAACTTTCTCGTCTTGTTTAATACCACTAAAACTGAACCCATATTTTTCAGGGTCCTTGGATGTTGTACCTATTTTATAATAATCATTTGCAGGTTTTAAAATTAAATCATTTTCAATATTAGATAATGACACACCATTAATTTCAATATTACTCCAAACATCACTAAATTGACATGGTGTTGAGTACCCTGTAATTGGTGGTATTGTAACTTCGTAAACACCTTGAGTTCTTAAAATAGTAGTAAGACCTGTATAACCCGACATTAAATCACCATTTGAGTCTTTTAAACTCACGGTTGGGTTACTATCGAAATTTGTTGGTGTTCCTTGTATATAAGAATACAAATAAAGTTTGTTTTCTTTGTTCTCGTAAAAATTATTTCTATCGTCCAATATTAAATCATCATATGTTGTTTCCAAATATGGTTCATAAAATGTCTGAGTATGTCTTGTAAAAAATCCAACCGAATAATTTTCTGTTAATCCTGTAATATTTTCTATTTGGGGAGGGAATGATATTACCCAACCTGTAATACCTGTTGTCGCGCCTGTTAGATAATTATTTATTTCGTCTGTCATATCAAACTCAATATTTTCATTACCAAAATCAAAATGTTGAGTGTCAACAACAGTTAGCGCCGAAAAGTTTACAGTATTTCCTGTACCTAAATTATCATTTCTGTATATTCCATTTGTCGTCCAAGCACTTAAAGTAGTCGCGTTAAACCAATTTGAAGGTCTAGATGAGAAAGTTTGGTCGTTATCTTTATTTGGTTGATATGCCAAACTAGCATTACTAATTGATTTATTGATTGTGTCATAATAGTCATAACCAACACCTTCATCCCAATTTAAAGTATTACCTGTTGGTATTCTTAAAAGGTTTAAATTAAACGATGACGCTCTCCTTCTACCATCACTTGTCGTACCATTCAATAAGTCATAATTGAACATTATCGTGTTGGTCATTTTTAATTTATGGGTCATAGGACTACCTGTGTATATTACACCATCAGAAATTTTTTGTTGTAAATAAGATAAATCTATATTAAATATAAATCTTGAATAACCAGGTGGTGTCAGAGTATTATCAACTCTACCAAAAAATAATTCAGTAACAGGATTTTGTCCCGTATTACCTGAACTATTATAGATAATTGTATTATTCTTACTGAAATATGATTTGTAAATTGACATTAATTATAAATATCAATTAATTCGTAACTTTTGATTTAAAATTTCACTATAACTGTTTGAAAATTTTGTAAGTATTTCTTGTACTGTTGTTTGGTCTTTTGCAACAGGTACTGGCGGCATATTATGGAATGGGTGTACGTGATTAATCATAAACCTTAAAACCAATTCTAATAAGTCGATTAATTTTTCACCTCTTACCATAGAATTAGTGTTTGGATAAATATTTTCCCAAATAAATTGTTGGTCTAATGTGTTACCAGAATAAGTAGGAGCATCTTGAAAATTAATTTTTAATAAACCTGGTATACTTGTTTCGTGTGACAATAAAAATAAAAAATCCGATGCAGTAATACCAACAGTTGTTGGTACGTTTTCAAAATTCGGTGTTTCTTCTTTTACTTCTCTTGGTTCTTGTAGGACACCTAAAGTGTTTTTTTGTGATAATATTCCATAGCCACGATAAACATCGGTTTCATTGAAAAAAACATTATCTATAAATCTTTTAGCATTATTAATTTCAACATTACTACCATTTAATGTTTTTTCATATAATTGTTTATTTGGTTGATAAACAAAAGGAAACGAGTTATCGACCCTATTTAATGGTTCACCAACTAAACCTATTATGTTTAAATTATTAAGATTTAAAATAATTTGTCTAAATCCTTTTGTTATTGTGTTGAAACTTTCACCAACATAATCTTTTCTATATATAGGTCCTATTTTACTATCATCACTAACTTCAAAATATTTGTTCTCGGTAAATGCCGATGTAGAAACTGGTTTATATGGGGATATTTTATATACCTCAATATAACCTGAAAAGTTACCAACAATTGTCCCCAACCCACCATACACATTATACTCAATCAGATAATTAACGTTTTGATATACACTTAAAACAACTTCTTTGCTTGTGATAGTTGAGTCTGTCTCTCTTTTTGGATATAGTTGTAAACTAGTAAAACTATATTTTTTATTAAATGTTACACCATTTTCAGATTCAAATTGTTTATTTACTCTCGCAATAAAACCATCTTCAGGTAAAAGAATATCTGAATTTTTTCTACCTAAAAGACCAATAGTACCAGGTTCAGGATACAACCCTTGATTATCAACTTTAAGCGGAATTCCTGTTGTTGGTGTTATTTTTCCTTGTGAAGGTTTATTTCTTTCACCCAACGCCAATCCATTTATCATTGAATCAAATGGCTCTTGAGTTATTTGGTCAAAATTTGAAAAGTTACCTTGTATATAAAATCTATTGTTTTCTTTGTACTCTTTGTTGTAATAAATTATATGAATAAACTCGTCTTTCTTAGGCACTTGATATAAAAAAATAGGTAAAAGTGGAAAAATTAAAAATGGGTCTTTTAATGTCCATTTGTCATTGTTATTTTCTAAATCACCAACAGGTAAAGCGTTTTTATACGATTGTTGTTGCCAATCAATAGGAAACGCTCTAATTCTACCCAAACCTAATGGGTCATTAGTTTCTAAGACTTTACCATAATATATTATCCTACTATCTTCAGCCATTATTTTTTATTTCTTTTTTTATATTCATCTAAAAGTTTATTATAACTTAATTCAGCATTATCTAATTCATATGATAAATTAATAATTGTATTTTTTAATTTTTCATGTTTTTCAGATAAAAAGGCTAATCCTTCCAAAATTTTATCGTTTGGAAGATTTTCTTTTTCAAGAATAAGTTCTTTTATTTTTTCATTATCCATAGTTATTCTAAGTTACCAAATAAATTTATTATATTTGCGGGTGATGGTGGTGCTGATGACAAGGCTAAAACATCGGTTTGTGAAATTGCAACAGTTACCTTACCATTTTCAGCAATTTCATCTAACAAAGATTCAAATGCATTTTGTTGTGCGAACAATCCTTTATTAGGTGTGCCATCAGGAGCGTCACCAGTGTCAATACCACTATCTTCTAAAAATTCAATATATTTGGACATCATTGATGCTGTAGTCATACCCACTTTACTACTTGCTAGCCTATTCCAAATAGGGCTAATTGTTGTAGGTTGCCTTCTAAATAGATATATTGATAAGTTTAATAGTCTTTCTAATTCATCAATAACACTTTGACATCTTCTAAAGTCTTGAATTGCATTTGCCAAAGTTAATCCGATATTTAAAGACGCGAGTATTGAATTAACTGTTTTTTTTCTTTTTCTAACCAATTCTTGTATTTGACCATTAACTATGTCTTGAACAATCCTTCTAAAATTTTTTCTTATCTGTTTTACTAATTCTTCAACAAAGATTGAACTTATTTTTGATGCTAAATTTATTAAGAATTTTTTATAAACATCAACAAATCGTTCAATAGATTCAGATTCTTGGAAATTTTGTTTTAAAACTTTCTCCATCACTACTAATGGAAATAAATGTTTTGGGGATAAAATGGTATTTAATATTGCATTTATTGCAACATTCATAAATTCTTTATTAATAATAAATGATAAATTTGGCACTTTAGATTTCCATTCAGGATTATCCGCTAAACTATCTAACATGTTTTCCGCCAAAAATGTTGGGTCGGAAGATATTAAATTATCATCAAGAAATGGGTCTAATAAATTTACCAATAAAGGACTTGTTGTTGGTAGTTTAATTCCTTCACAACCGACAAATTCTATAACACCTAATAAATAATTTTTTAATTTTTGGTCAATAATTAAGTTATCGATATCGTTTAATCTTAAAAAATTTTCATCAACTTGGTCCGATGGGTCTAATTTACCTGTACCTGACACATCAATTTCTTGTCTATTATCAAAACAAAGTCCTAATATTTTTTGAATTATTAACTCCCATTTTTTCTGTTCTCTTTCTTCATTTGATGAAAATCCTTTTTGTATTGATATTGCGCCTGTCAATGCGTTAAAAACGTTTGTGTAAGTATCTTTTATGTTGATGACATCAATTGAAGAAAAGTAATCACCAATAAAATCAACTATCTTATATCCTGTAGTTCTTTCTTGGAAATCAATTTTATAAAAATTTCCATCTTTATTACCATCATTGGTTACATATGTAATATCAAATAATTTTTGATTTGTTCTTCCTTGAAAATAAATGTCGTATTCCTCTAAATAACTCAAACCTTCGTTTTGAATTCTGTGGTATAATTCTCTATTAAATGAATAAGGTTTTACTCTTGGTGAAAACTCTTTGTTTTCATAAAGATAAACGCCTGGTTTAGTGTCAGGACTATATTGTAATGTTTTTCCAAAAATATCAATAGATTGTACTGATATATAAACAGTTGTTGGTAGATATTCTTGTTCTTGTGAACAACCTAATGTTTTAATAATTTCTTCTTGTAATTGTCTTTTAACTCGTTCTCTTGTATTTTTAATTGTATCAATAAAAATAGTTCTAATTTCTCTTGATACGTCACTGTTTGTTCCCGAATCTAAAGTACTTAGAGTTAAATCAATTAAAGAATTAAGTTGTGTTTTAGGAAGTTCTTGGTATTTTTTTATTGTTGTTCTACCACTGGCGGCAAACGACTCAAATTTCTTTTTGTATTGAGATTCTTTTTGGTCAATTCTGTCAGAATAGTTTGATGTTTTTTGGTCCAATTCTTTTTTCTTTTGGTCCTTAACTTTTTTTGTGGTATTAAGTGAAAAAAATTTTTTGGTGAGATTTTGATACTGTTCACCATTTGATTGTTCAGGCATGATTACTTCTGATTATTCAGTTTATATTGACCTTCATTATCAATTTGTGAAATATCTTTCTTAAGTAAATCCTGAATTAAATTATCGTCTATCTCAGATAATGAAAATTCTGTATCATTTTTCTGTGTAGACTTTTCCCATATTGTAGATTGTAATTTAGATAACGTTAGTTTTTTTTCTACCGTATCATTAATTATTTTTTGTTGTTCTTTAATTATTGGACCAATAATTGCCATATCGGAACTATCTTTCATTAAAGACAACATTTTATTTTGAATTCTTAATGCCGTTGCTCTTTGCTCTACAAGTTCATTATAAATTTCTTGCATTAAAGAAAGAACAGATTCTTTATTTAATGATATTTCTTTTTTCTTTGGTCTAGACATATCTATAAATATTTTAACTCACATTTTTACCTGTGGTCTATTTTTTTAACAAAATCAAAATAAAGTTTTTTATATTTTTTCATACTTAATCTAATCTCTTTAGTTGACAGATTAGTCATTTCTCTTAAAGAAAGTAGAACTAAATTTTTATTAAACTTTTTGTTATCATTACCAACAAAAATAGAATTATAGTTTTCAAACAAATCAATTAATGATTCGCCCAATCTTCTTTCATTTTCATTAAGTTGTTGATTGCCTACAAAAACTTTAAGTTTTTCAATATAATCATATATTATTGTTTCGGAATCAGTGGTATCATTATCTAAATAATAAACCATGTCAGGTCTATTTTCTAAATCAGTAGATATGTCTTCGTAAGAAATCTTCCTGTTTATTTCTTTTTGGTCTTTTATTATTTGACCCATCAAATAATTTTTACATATTGTACCAAAATATGAATATGCTTTTTTGTTTTTGTCTGGTACAAATTTGTCTGATTTTGTGATTAAAAAAGAATGAGTATCATTAAGTATTTCTTCAAAACTCATATCCTTACGATACAATTTGTATCTTCTAATAATTGAAGACACCATCTTTTCGATAGGTGCCTTCAAATATTCATTATATATTAAATTTCTTTCTTGTATTGTTCCTGCTTGTAAAAACAATACCACAGCATTTTCTTCCCTTACATCAAAATAATTTGTTGATGTCTTCTGTTTTTTACCTTTTTTGGTATCAGTGTTTTCACTTTCTCCTGAAAATGCACTTGTTGATGACATTAATTATTTGTTTCTTCGTATTTTATATCTCTATCATTTGAGAAAAAATATTCTTTTTTTGCAGTTTCTAACCAAAACTTAACTTCGTTATCTGTTAATTTTTTGTCACCAAATTTGTAGTTCCAAAATATTGACGACTCTCTCATATTAACGTGTTTGTAACCAATTTTTGGAATTGTCATAATTCTTGCTGAATTATACGTTAGTCTTAATAAAAATTCATAAACAAAAGTTAATCTCATTGATTTTTTAAAACCCCCAAAATTATCAACCAAAGATTTTTTAAACACCATACCACTTGTTTGAAAATTTTGATATTCATTTAATAAATCATTTGTTAAAATCCCTAATTCGGTATTAAATGATGCCGCAAATGTTGCTTCATTTGTATAACCTGCAAATATCCCTTTATCGTCAACATCAACAACAATAGGTAAAAAACCGTCACACTCAGGATGACTAATCATATATTCTCTAACATTTTTGAACCAAATAAAAGAATATTCATCATCGAATTCTAATATTGAAACCCAATCATTTGTTGCGTTTTTAATTCCTAAGTTAACTTGTGATTGAAAATCGGTATCGTTAGATTCATTTATGACTTTTTTAACATTTAATCCGCCAAAATTAAAATTATCAACAAAAGAAACTAATGATTCTTCATTGGTATACACCAACACAACTTCATCGATTGGCGAACTTTGTTTTTTTATTGATTCGATTGCCTTTTCAAAGTACTCGCTAAAATTCTTAGCAAATGTAGACGATACTGGTAATATTACTGATATATTTGACATAACTATTATGATTCTTTTAATTTATTATATTGGTTTTCAAAAACTTCTAATCTTTTATTGATGTAGTCATCAAATAACTCAACCGCTTTATTTTGGAAAGATTCAAAGTCAGAATATTTTTCTGCGGTTTCTACACCTGAAGTATATAATTTTTCGGAAATATTATCTTCTAACCAATTTTGGATAAATTCAGCCAAGATATCAACAATCATATTGTTATCATTTGTCCAAATTCCATTATTCTCATTAATCCATTCAGGTTTCATATTTGGTATTTTACCAATTACTGGTGTTTTTGTTTTCATAGACTCAAGTGGAAAAGTACCAAATCCTGATATATCATCAACCCAAATTGAAACAAACGACTCTTTTAAATTTTCTGAAAATTCTGATTCACTTAATCCTCTCAAATCTCTAAAAGTAATCCATCTAAATTGAGGATATTTTAAATAAAATGTTTTAACTATTTTGATTGTATCTCTTTGGTCTCTAGTGTGTACACTAACTATTGGTTTTGCAGGTATTTCTTTTGAAGAGAAATTTTCTGATATTGTTGGTGTTAAAATATCAAATGAAACATTTTTCATTATTTCTGAAACATACTTTTCTTGTTCTGGTGTTGTTGTAATACATTTTAAAAATCCGTACTGAGCCCAAGATGCACCAGGTGCTAAAGTTTCAAACATATAATCATATGATTGACAAAGAACTATTTTACCACAAGGTAATTTAGCGACTTGTTCCATAACATGTCCATAAAGTTCTGGTACTATTATAAAATCTTCAGGTGATATTTCTAAATTTTGACCATCAATTGATAAATGTGGGATGTTCATATATTTTTCATCCAACCAAGAACCAACACCTTGATAGTCTTTTTGTTCATGAATTATTACAACGTTATAATTCTTACTGTGTAGTGTATGTGCTAATTGATAAATGTATCTAATAGACGCTTTGGCGTTTCCCTTTGTGTCTTGCACCAAAAAGTGTAATTTACACTTTTTGTCTTTTAATTTGTTTACTGAATTTTCTAATTTTAACAAAAAATCGTTACTCATATTTTTAAATTTTTCTTAATATTTTATGAAATAATAGTGTATTAAATGCAATTTTGAATGGTATACTTATATCTTTTAATCCGTGTCTTCCCAAATTTGAATCAACGTCTTCATTTTCAGTCATAATTACATCAACCATAGTTTTAACAAGTTCAAATTTAACTAAACTTATATTTTGTTCACTGTCACCACTTGTCTTATCTTCAATTGATATAATTTCTTGAACTCTATCAATATCGATGTAGTAATTTTCTCCAAGTACTTCAATCATAATATTAAAATCATAATTGATTATAAATTGAAGTAAAACCTTCTAAATTATTTATTGTATAATCACTAACAGAATCGGTGTTATATGAAGATTCAACTTTTATTGATATTTTATTTTTTGGTTTACACTCTAATAAATCAGGATTTGCCGTCACAATTACATCAAATTTACTCCACATCTTTTTTAAATTTTTTTTATTATAAAAAACAACCTCATCTACTTCAGTTCCGTATTTTGAAAGAAAAAAAAGTGTTGCGGGTTTTTGTTTGGCAATTGCTTTTGCAATAATACTAATCCTATCTTTTTTCTTTAATGTTGTTTTTTGAATTGTCGACAATATGTTAAATGTATTTGCCGAAATTGAAGGTGCATGACCGCAAATATTCATTGGAAAATCCATGTACATAAAATTTATATACTCACCTTCTGATGGAAATTTAAAATGGTCTGAAAAATTATAAGATGTTATTGGTTTTATAATTTCATATTTAAATTCTTCTTCTCCTTCCTCATACACATAATCTTCAATAAAAAACTTTTCATACACTGCAATCATTTTATTTAGTGTATCTCGAAAAACTTCGTCAGTATCAAAAGCGAACTTCATCTTCGTATTTTTTTAATATTTTACTAATTATTGGATTTCTAACAATATCAGAGTCTTTAAATGTGAATGTTCCAATATCATCAATATTTTTAAATTTTTCCAAAGCGTCCCATAATCCTGATTGAGTTTTATCTTTATATCTGTCAGTTTGTTCTAAATCACCTGATATAAAAAATTTACTATTAAAACCAATTCTAGTCATAAGAAGTTTCATTTGTTTTGGTGTACAGTTTTGTGCCTCTTCAAAAATAAGAATTGAATTATCAATGTTCATACCTCTCATATACGCTAAGGCAAAAACCTCAATAATTTCCATTTCTTTTAATTTTTCTCTTACATCTTTTCCAATAATTTTATTTAAAAGGTAGTAAGAAGGAAAAATATACGGGTCCAATTTTTCTTCAACATTACCAGGTAATGAACCTAATTTTTCTTCAGCTTCAACAGCTGGTCTAACAATAATTAACTTTTCATAAGAATTATTAGGGTCTGCTAATAAATCAACCGCTGCTTTCATAGATATGTATGATTTACCTACACCCGCTGGTCCTGAACAGATTGTTATCTGATTGTTTTGTAATATTTCGTAATATTCTCTTTGACTTTCAGATAAAAATTTATCCCTTGTTTTTTTCTTAATTAAAGTACCAATAATTTCTTTTTTACTCTTGTGTTGTTGGTTTGAGTCTTCTACAAATACTTTAGGGGTTCTTCTCGGTTTTTTATTATCCATAATTTAAAATTAAATGTAATCACTAATTATTTTAAGTAAAACATCAACACGATTGTCATACGTGTGATTGTTTTTAACTAATTCGTATCCTGAATTACTAATCTTTTTTATTAAATTATTATCTAATGATAACACATTTAATTTTTCAAACAATTCAGTTTCATTGTCATAAATTACAATATTTTCCATGTCCTTAAAAAAAGTATTAATGTTTTCGGTGTTATTGGTTAATATAAGAGTATTACATCCCATAGTTTCAAAAATTCTATAATTAATATCGTTTGATAAAGTTTTATTGAAATGTATGTTATAACCGTTTATTGTCTTAACCATTTCATTACCTAATTTCCAAATATCTTTTTTTAATCCGAATTTATTTTCTAATTTATCTAATATCTCCGAACGGTTCAATAATGAACCACAAAACCCTAAAAAGATATTTTTATCAACTCCATCAATTGGTGATATTAAATCAGATGGGTATGCGTTTGGAAAGTAAAAAGTTTTTGAAGTTTTAAAGTAGTTTTGATGTGACTCAATTGCATTAAGAACAATATCTATTTTATTTTTCACAACGGTAGTAATGTGGTTCATTAAAACCATATGTGAATCAATACTCCAAAATATTTTTAATTTATTAACGTTACTTAAATCGGGTAACCATCCATTTGATTCGTAGTTTTCTAAAAGTATAATGACATCAATATCTTTTATTACTTGTTGGAAAGGTGTGTCAAAATTATCATGACCTAATCCCCATACAATAGTGTCAACATTTTTTCTTAACAACGCTCTTTGTAAATTAAAACATTCTCTAAAAATTTTGTTTTCAGAATGTCTACCATTTTCTTGGATTATTAATATTTTCATATTTTTTTGGCGAATGATGTCCAACCCATGTACCCCCATTTTTTAACAACACTATACCCTTTATTTTCTAAAAAAGAATATATATCATCTTGAGTTAAATGAAGATTTTCAAAATAGATTTCAGTAATTTCAAAAGAATTAAAATCAATGTCTTTAATAATTAAATCATCAGTACCCTCAGTGTCAATAAAAAGTATGTCAATTTTTTTTAAATTGAATTTTTCAAAAAGTTTGTTAATTCTTAAACATTTAACTTTTAATTCTTTAATACCATCTGTATTATATCCATGTTTTGTAATATGATTTATACTTGTTGACGCTACTTCATACTTTGGTCCATCATTCTCATGATAGAAGAATGACATGTCTTCTTCATCGCTAACAGAAATTGCAATATTTTCAATATGTTTATTTGTTATTTTATTATAACATTCTATAATTTTTTCATTGTGTATTAACATCGGTTCAACCAAAACTAAAATTTCTGGCTGAGATTCCCCAATTAAATTTGTTAAATCGTCATTTCCAACACAAGAGCCTAATTGTATTATATTCATATTGGTATTATTTTAATTTTCACTATTTTTTATTTGTATTATAAAACGGTCATTTAATTCAAAATAAGAATCAATTCTATTTTCTAAAATTTTAAGTAAGTTTTCTTTAGATACGGAAGTCCAATCCTCACCTGTGTTTGTACCAAAAAGTCTTAAATCATCAATAATTATTAAACATTCATATTTAAAAAAGTTGTTTATAATTTTTAATTCTTCAAATAGTGGTACATCTTTTTCACCTTTAGCGGTACCGCATTGAGAAAAATGACCATCTAAAAAAAATATAGTATTACCATATATTTCATCAATTACTTCTTTTAATTTTTTTGAACTGTCACCTAATATACTTTTTAATTTATCTCTATTATAATCTTTTTTATTAAATTGATTAAAGAAATTTTCACTCAATTCTATGGTGTAAGATTTTTCAAAATCATCAATAAATCTTAATATTGTTTCACCCATGTATGTCCCTGTTTCAACAAAATAAGGGTAGTCCGACTTATTTTTTTCAAATAAGTCTAAAATATTTTTTAAATCTTCTTTTAATAGTGTTGGCATTGTATTATTTATTTTATTTTTATGAATAAACCATCCCCCCAAGTACCTCCAGCCCAATCTTCCTCAACTAATTTAAAATTATATTGTGATAAAAAATCAATTAATTCAGGTAATAAAGCACCATTTTCATATAAATGAACATTATTTATTTCTGAAATAATATAATCAATGTGTTCTAAAGTTTTTTCAGCACCTTTAAACACCTCTAATTCATAACCTTGTACATCAATATTAATGAAATTGTAATTATTTCGGTCAAATTCAATGTTATCAAGTTTATTCATATTAACCTCTTCCATCTCATTAAATGTAATGTGTGGGTATTGAACTAAATGGTGTGTTGGTTTTAAAATTGATGACGACATTCCTGTGTTTGCCGACTCAACGTGCATCTGTATTTTTTTTTCTTCATTACCTAGCGCCATTTTATGTAAAATAGAATCATTAGGTACCCTTGATTTTAAAACATTAAAATTATTACTTAATGGTTCAAAGTACATAATATTCTGAATATTTTTACTTCTGTATAATGGGTCTTCTTGTCCATAGTGAGCACCAATATGTATAACCCCCTTAACGTTTAAATTGTATTTATTGTAAATTGAATGAAAATCTAAAAGCATTTTATTTTTTTTATTATTTATAGTTTATTCCAACTTAATGGTATAAGTCCGTCTGTGTTCACGTAATTAACATTGAACCAATTTTTAGGAACGTATACAATTTTTTGTTCGTTTTGATTTAACCAAGTAGCCCACCACGCAAAAGTACTATTAGGTATGATAAAATTTTTACATGAAGACATTAATTTTAAGTATGATGAAAATTTATTTCCTTTATATGTATGGTCAACAAAAAAATGTGGATAATCAATTTTTAAATTTTCAACACACCATTCAATATCATCTGAAAAAATATAAAACATTGGGTTTTTTATTTTTTCAGTAATTTCGGAAATTGCACTGTTAATATACTCAACACCATGAAATCCATGAAAATTATTAGTATTTTGATTTGTTACGTAATCACCTCTTCTAACATTAATACAAATAGAATTAGATGATAAAATATCTGATTCTAATTTTTTTATATAATCATCTTGAATTGTGAGTTCAAAATCTTTTACGATTTGTGGTCTAATATCATTAAAATAATATTCTTTTTGAAAAAATCCTGACACATAAATATTTTTTTCATTATTAATAATATTAATATTGTTTGTCATATCTGGTGCCACAAAAGGCTCCTCTAATATTTTATAGTCGTTCGTAACAACAAAATCTTCAACAATTTCATTATCAATATTAAAAATATCTAAATCAAAATTACGATATGTAATATCTAAATCTCTTCTAAGTAAAAAAGTTTTATCAAGTATAAGTTTTTTATTATACTTTAATGATATTTTTTTCCCAATCGCATATTGAAACATTTGATTTCCCAAACCACCCATTAACTTAACAACAACTTTCATTTTTTTAATTCATATTTAATCATTTCGTTTATAATATCATCAATATTATATTTATAATCCCAATTTGGGTAGTGATTTTTAAACTTATTAACATCACTTATATACCAAATATGGTCACCAATTCTATTATCTTTTGATATTGTATAATCTAATTTATCTCCCAAAATGTTTGAAATTTTATTAATTGATTCTAACATTGATATATTAGAATATCTTGAACCTCCAATATTATATACCTCACCAATTCTTGGGTTTAAATAAAATTCATGAAACGCAGATACTAAATCATAACTGTGTATGTTGTCTCTAACTTGTTTTCCGTTGTAACCAAAAACCGTGTATTGTTTTTTATTCATAAAACATTTAATCAAATAAGACAAAAACCCATGTAGTTCGGCACCAGCATGTGATGGGCCCGTTAAACATCCACCTCTAAAAATCCCTGTTTTTAATCCAAAATATTTACCATATTCTTGAACCAATAAATCTGCAGACGCTTTAGATACACCAAATAAAGAATGTTTACTTTGGTCAATTGACATTGTTTCATTGATACCATGATATAATTCGTGATATGTTGGTAACTCATATCTTGTATCCAATTCAATTAAAGGTAAGTTGTTTGGTGTGTCACCATAAACTTTATTCGTTGATGTAAAAATAAAAACTGAATCAGGACAATAATGTCTCGTACATTCAAGAAGGTTAATTGTACCTAATGCATTTACCGTAAAGTCGGTAATTGGTTCTTTGGCGGCCCAGTCATGTGAAGGTTGGGCGGCTGTGTGTACAATTAAAGAAATGTCTGTTGAGTATTTTGAATAAATTTTAACCAAGTCATCATAATTTCTAATATCACAATCATAGTGTGTGTAGTTAGAAAAAATGTTATTAACCTTTTCTTTTGTTGACACACCAAAAAAATATTTACGCATGTCATTATCAATTCCAATTACCTTAAACCCTAATTTGTCGTAAAAACGACAAACTTCATTCCCAATTAGACCATACGACCCTGTTACAATAACTGTTTTCATATTTTTAATATTTAATTACCTTGCGGTACTAGTACCGATTCTATAAATGTATAATCTTTCTTGTATTTGATGAAATTTAAAACCCATCTCAACGGCTCTTTTCCATAAATCCCAATCTTCAGTGCCTTTTATGTCTCTGTATCCACCCAATTCATCTAAACATGTTTTTTTAATCATCATTGAACCATGTGTTAAAAAATTTTCTTGATAAATGTTTTTTGATATTTCTTCATGAGTTTCATTTGTTCCCAAAGAAAAACAACTTTCAATTAATTTTTGTTCTCCGTTTTTTAAAATGTTCCAACTTTGAGTACCCAAAAAATCAACATCATTATTGTTTAAAAATTCTAATTGTTTTTCTAATTTATCTTTACAGTATAAATCATCGGCATCTAAAAATGTAACCAAATTAGTTTTAACAAATGACAATCCAAAATTTTTGGCATCCCCAAGACCACTTTTCTTATCTTTGATTTGAATTTCAATGTCTAAATCAAAGTTTGTATGTGTTATTATTTTTTTTGTGTTGTCCCAACATTCATCTAAAACCAATAAAGTTTTAAAATTTTTATATGTTTGGTTTTCTAATGACTTTAAAGATTTTACTAACAAAAAATCATGGTCATAGTTAGTACTATGTACACAAATTAAAACTGTAACATCATATTTTTTTGTCATGGTATAACTTTATAGTATTCGGGGTGTCGGACATTTTTATCATCAAAAACATCACCAACAAATTCCTTGTTATTTCTTTCAGATGGAAATGGTTTTTTCCAACTTTCAAAATTCATAAACTCGTCATGTATAAATGTATTATTTTTACATAAAGGGTAAACCATTTCATTTAAAAAGTTTTGGTCAACTTGCCAAAAGTCACCCCCCTTGTAAATGTCAATCAATTCTTTCATTTTAGGAAACGTACCTTTTTTCATTCCCCACATACCACCCATAATTAAACTATTGTGAAAAGGATGGTCTCTCATAATGTGTAACCCTTTGTCAGATTCCAACCATTCATCAACTGCGTCTTTTTCCCTTTGACTTAATCTTGAGTCAGTATCTCTAACAATAAAAATATCTACATCATTTTCAGATGCTGGATAAAATCTCCAAAACATTCCTGACCAATCACCATCAATTTCCATATTAACCATTTCGGTATTATCCATGTCGTATAATTCATCCCAAATTTCATCAGGTGTTGAGGTACCAACATAAAATCTACACGTCCAATCAGGGTATATAGTTTTTGCCAATTTAGCGTTTTCAATTGCACCAATTGTGTATTTTGGATTGTCTCCCCACAAACAAAATGATATAATTTTTTTCATATGTAGAAATTTTTGGATTGTCTGTCTTTAAATAAATTCATGTCAAAAGACAAGTCTGAATGATTTTTATTGTGTATTACGTCATGTTTACCATATCCCCAATCAGGGTGTTCGTGTTTGATAATAACCATTGGAAAATACTTTTGTTTTCTTAATTGATTTCCAACTAACATAAACTCATTGTCACACCAAGTTGATTTGTATTCAGGGTAGTAAATGTAATTAAATCTTTCATAATATTTCTTACCCAAAATACACAATGTGTTTAATTCTTGACCTTTAAATCCATCATTAAAGAAAAGGATTCCATCTGTGTCAGGGTAATTTGCGTTCATTAAAGTATTAATAACTTTATCAAATCCTTTAACTTGTGGTATCATATCATCAGATGCCAATAAGATAATATCCCAATCTTCTGATGTATCAATATCACGGTTAATTGCGTGAATTTTAGAATTACTTTGACCAATTACAAACGATACATTATCGTATGATTCAAGTATCGACAGCACCTCATCATTGTTCATGTCTGAGTCATCCTCATCTATGGTGATTAAAAACCTTGTGGTGGGTTCACTTATGTATTCTTGATACTTGTTAAAGGTCTCAAAAAATTGTTTTCTACGAGACCTTGTTGGGAATTTAATTAGAAGTTTCATTGATAATATTAAGGTAAGAGTCCACCAATTTTTCACAGACTGTTGAACCATAAAATTTATTTATATCTTGTGGGGGTGACTGTAAAGATTTATCCAAAATAAAACCTGATTTATCTATATTATAAATCCAAGATTTTTTTCCACACATCCAACTTTCAATAGTTGTACGTCCTAATAAAATACCCGCAGTTTCTCTAGCTTCAGAAATATATTTTTCAGTATTCCAAATAGGTGGAAACCATTTTACATGCGGATTTTGTACTATTTCGTTCAAGTATTCAGATTTGTTTTCGCCGACTAACCATAATTCTAATAAATTATCTTTAGTATATTGAATTAAATCTCTAATTGTATTTTCCCTCAGATAGTCTATGGTACCAACAAATAAAACGTAATCTTTTTCTTTTTTATTATTTGGTTTAAATCTTAATTCATCCACAGGATTATAAATCACTTCAATTTTATCTGAACTTATATCATAAGATTCTTCAATAAATTTTTTAATTTCAGGTCTTATTGCAATATATTTTTTTATTGATTCATGAATTACAGGTTTTTCCAAATCAATTACCTCAGAATGTATTGTTGCAATTTTTTCTTCTTGTGGATACAATTGTATTATAAATTTAGTAATTGGTTCGTGTTGGACATGAATTAAATCAAAATTTGTTTCAGATACTTTATACAACATACCGTCTTTTGATTGTTCAACACCATTTGGTGTTTGTATGTTCCATTTTCCATCACCTCTTTTATAACCAGGGGGTTCTTGAAATGAAAAAACTTTAATACCTTGTTTTTTTGCCATTTCAGTTAAAGGACCTCCTATTTCAGATAAGACAGAAACATTGTGTCCTTTTTTAACCAAATTTTTTGCTAACTCGTAAATATAAACTTCAGAACCTGTAAATGTTTTAAAACTTAAACAAGACAATAAAATTTTTAATTTGTCTTTTTCGGTTTTTGCAATTTTAAGAGGTAAATTAGATTTGAATTTTTCAGAAAATAAAATTCTATTTTTATCCCATTCTTCATTTGTCATTCCAATAGATTTATGTGTGATTCTTATATCAAACATAACACCTACCTTAACACCTTCTAAATAATTTTGAAAACAAAAGTCTACATCATACATATGAAAACCTTTAACTGATTCATCAAAATTATTTTTTATTCTTTGTTTATGAATTACCAAAAATAATCCATCAACAATTATTGTTGGTTGAATGTCTTTACCTAAACTATTTGAATATTTTGATTCCCATTTTTTTCCTTCGTGTTCATGGTTGACAATACCAATCATTTTTCTTCTGTCTTCCCACCACATTCCTGATTTAGGAATAGAAGTAGAACCAGCAACACCTAAAATACCGTAATCAGTTCTTTTAAAGTGATTTAGTATGTAGTTACCCCACCCGTTTTTTTCAAAATAAATGTCATCATGACAAAGAACAACAATGTCAGTATTGGATTCATTTATAATTTCATTATAAACTTCAGTTAATGAGCGACCATTCGGATTTACTTTTTCAATAATTTCAACCTTTGGATGACCGCAAGATTTTTTAAAATATTCCTGTAATTGTGGGTTGTGAGCTCTTGTGCTATATCCTATTGTAATCATTATTCAAATACTTGTATATCAATTTTTTTTGTTGTTAATGGTGTCCACTTTCCTGTGTATCTTGTGGCTCTCACAATATGATTATCTATCCAATGATAATTCCCACCTCTTGGTTTGTTAAATAATATATTGTGATATTTGAACCCGTGTTTGTCTAACCATTGTTTTGTGACTATTTCGTGTTCATCGGTTCTTGATGTAAAAAATGTTATAATGTGACCTTCATTATGCCAACCATTAATTATATCAACTGAGCCATCATAAGGTTCACAATCTGACATTCTCCAAGGTTCTTCATTAGGGACATCTTCAGTTATTGTACCATCAATATCTATTAGATAATTTTTGACACTTTCTGATAAAACAGGGCTTACGTTTTGCATATTAAATTCCTGTAGACCCAAATCCGTTATCACCTCTTTCTTTACCATCTAATTCAACCACTTCGTGTAATTCCACCATTCTACCAGGGAATACAGGACATAACACCGCTTGAGCGATTTTCATACCTTTATTTATTTTTACTTGTTCATTAGATGCGTTAAAGACAATTACCATAATTTCACCTGTATATCCCTCATCAACAGTACCTGGCGTGTTTAAAACAGTTAAACCGTTTTTAAGTGCTAAACCACTTTTTGGTCTAACTTGTATTTCAGTTGTTGGAGGAATACCTAATTTTATTCCTGTCTTAACCAATGCTCTACCTAATGAAGGTATAATCACTTCCTCAACAGAATGTAAGTCAAAACCTGAATCACTTTCGTAATTGTATTTTGGAGTTATAGCGTCAGGATGAATTTTTGTGAATTTAAGTTTATGTTTAAAAGCAAACATACTTGATGTTTTTTCTTCTATAAAATTTTCATCGATACCTAATTCTTTTAACATGTTGGCCATCGCGTTCGGGTCCATATTTTCAGGATTAATGTTTTTGAGTTGTTTACTCAAGTTTCTAATTTGTTTTAAGTTATTGAACATATTCTAATTTATCAAATTTATTTATTAAATCTACTAATGCTTGTACGTCTTGTTCACAATACTCGGCAATTTTATCTAACATATCGGCTTCCCAATAAGAATGGTGAACAACACCCCCAGTTACAGGACCACCTTTAGATGAATCACAACCCATTGCAACTGATATTAATTCAAGTTGTGCTATAGTGAAAGGATTTGTACCATTCCAAAATTCTTTAGTATCTAAAGCTTTAATGTCCCAAGGTTTTGTTTCTGCAGTTGGTAATATTGTTGCTGGTTGAAATCCGTTAATCATCATTCTTTTGTACAACATGGGAATATCAAACCCCTTAATGTTATGTCCACACAAAACAAAATTAATTTTGTTAACTTTATTAAGTAATTTAATAACACTTCTTAATAATTCTTTTTCATCATCCATTGCAAATGTTTGTTTTTGCATTTTACCTTCTTGGTTTATAAACGCAAAACTAGCAACAACAATCTTGGCGAATTCAGGAACAAGAGCAGCTCTTGTTTCATAAATTTCATCCATCGTTTTATCCTTATCTTCAGGAAATTTTTTAATAAACCAATCTTGATACTTCATAAAAACTTTATAAAGACCTGGTTTATTTTGTTCCAAATCAGATAATTTAGAAAACTCACCAACAGTTTCTAAATCAAAAAATAAAAGACGAGTTTTAGGGTAAGGTAACATTATTTAAAAGATTTATATAATTCTGCTCTATTTTTTGTAACAATATTTAAATCATACGTATCTTTTACGGTTTCGTATAATCTCTGTCCCATGTCGTAAGCCATATTTGGATTCTGAATAAGTTTTTTCATTGCCTTTGTCCAATCCGAGTGATTTCTTTTCTCATCAACTAATATAGCATTACCATCAACAAAATTACCATTTTGTAAGCAATGTTTCAAGTCTATAGTGTATGGACCTACATTTGATGCAATAATTGCTTTTTTGTAAAAACCTGCCTCAATAACTTTAAGTTGTGATTTTACCCTGTTAAATATGTGGTCAACAATTGGGGATAATGAAACATCAAATTTTGCGTAGTTTTTTGCATATGATGTAACAGGTTCGGTCCAAACCCTGTTGTAGAACTCATCATTATTCCAAGGGTCTTGTTTAAACTTTAATAAGTATTCTTTGTATTGTGGTGAGGTGTATTCGTAATTATTTGTGAATGTTTCTTCATATCTTACCCAAACAGTTTCTTCAGGTTTAATCAGTCTTTGTTTTTGTTCACCTGTCTGTGCGTTAATTTCTGTCATAGTACCTCTAATATCAAAACCACACAAATAAAATTGTGACTTATTTCTTAACTCTTCACCTAATGCATTTGTACATCCTTTTAATATGTTAATGTCGTGTAAATGTGAAGACCCACCTAACCAACCAAAACGCAATTTATCTGAAGGTTTTGTTTCTGCTTTAAATTGCGGTTCTTCAGGATTTATTGAGTTAGGTAATACAAATACATTTTTATTAAATTTTCTTATTTCATTTGCAAATATCTCAGTGGTGGTAGTTACATATTTAGAAACTTTTAGATTTGCAATAATTTTTTCGTGTAGTTTGTGTTGAACAACCATGTGATGTGCGGGATGTTCTTTAGTTGGTAGCCAATAATCATCTAAATCCATTACAGTTATTATTCCCAAACTATTTAAAACTTGGATTAACGTGTTTGATTTATCATAGTCAGGATTTAAACTTCTATGAAAACAAACCATATCGTATTTTGTCCAATATGAAATGTCGTCCATATTTGGATTATAATCGATATCTACGTGAAAATCATCGGGATATTTATTTTGTAAAAAAATGTGCGGTTCTAAAGACCTAAATTTACCAACACCTGTTCTATCTGAAGGTAATACTAAAATTTTGATTTTTGACATACTCTATACTTCTTGTCCTGAAAGTATAGAAATTTTATATCAAAAATCAACTTATTGAACTTTCTTTATTTTTGTAACTTTTCCTTCAAAAATATGTTTCCCAACTCTCATTTGTAGAGAATCATTTGTCTTACTTTCGTTTTCAACTAACATACCTGATTTTGATAATTCTTCTTTAAGAACGTCTCTTACTGTATCACGTACAATATCTCTAATCATATTTTTTAGTGATGAAATATCAAACGAAGATTGTGATTGGTTTTCTTGGATTTGTTTTTTTTCCGTACCCATTAATTTTTGAGCCCCTTGAATAATGTCTTCAGACAAAAAAGTACTATTAAGTCCTGGTACACTTGGCTTGTCTATTGGGTTTTCAATCATTAATTTTTTAATCTCATCGGGAAGTTTTGAATTTAGAATTCTATCTTGTGTTGGAGGCGCGTTATTATAAGATTGCTCAACTTTAGTTTCATTTGTAAATTCACTAGGTAGGTTGTATGTGGCGGGTATTGGGTTATAAGACTCTACTTGAGGTACAGGGTTATTAACCAACGTATTATTCCCACTTCTGGGTATTTCATTGTGTTTGTCCATAATTTTTTTAGACAAAGCTAATTTTGACATTAAATCACTCATATTTTTTTATATAGTTGCGTTTATATATACTGTAGTCATTAATTTATCACCATTTGGATTGTAATTTGATGGTAATGTATCAAATGTTTCACCAGTTCTCTGAAATGTAAAGGTTTTATCAACTCTAAATAATCTCCAACCTGGTAAAACTTTTTTACCGATAGCTACACTATGTGAAGCGCCTTCAGGTTCGTATGCTCTTAAAACTATATTTCCTTTAAATGAACGACCTAAACAAACAGGATAAACTGTTCTATATCCTTTACCACCAGGTTCATCACCATCATAAGTAATAATAATAACGTCTCTGTTTTTAATGGCTCTTTGTAAGTCATCAAAAGAAACAGCTTCGTTAATAAAACTTTTAATGGTTCTTAATAATTTCATTATTGTGGTGTTTGGTAAGGATTCTTGTTATTGTATTTATTAATTTTTATATTTTCTTTTCTATCAATAATATCCTCTCTTGTACCAGCATCTGCGTTATTGACATCTAAAAAAATACCTGTACCTCTACCTAAAGAGTCTCCATCGGCAACCGCATCTTTATTGGTTGAGCTATATTGATTATCGAATTTATAATCGTTTCTTGAAAACAATTTAAGTCTTTGTTGGTCCGCATAGAAACTCATTTGATTTGATTCTGGTTCTGGTTGCGAAAAATCTAATTTATCGTTTTGTGTACTCATGTTAATAATGTTTTAAACCAATTATTTATTTGTTCAATTTCTTCTGAAATACCTGCAATTCTTTGACTTCTTTTTTTATGTGAGTGTGAAGGTCTAAAATCAGTTCTTAAATCATCATTTTTTGTATGTGCTTTAATATGTTGATTTGACGCAACAACACTTTTAATTTCTTTTGGAAGTCTTTTTGCTTCTCTTGAAATATCTAATGTGGTATCAATCCAATTTTTTAAAGTTCCACCTCCTAATATATGATATTCAGGACTTGATGTATTCCCGTTTGAATCGAACCAATTCTTTATTCTTTTTAACTGTTGATAAGTTGCTTTACCTGTTTCGGACAATTCCTTTGCTCTTTTCACATTTTCAACACTTTGGTTTGAATATTTCGCAACCGCACTACCCAAAACATCTACAATATGTTTTGGAATTTCAAATTCTTGTCCATACAGGTCTTTATTCACTTCTCAACATTTTTATTAATTCGTTTATTGTTATACCTTCTTTTTCAGCTTGTTTTTTAATGAAGTCGATATTTTTTTTCAAAATTTTTGATGATATTTTATCTTTTTTATTAATATCACCATCCGTTTTAATTTTTTTAACTATAATATCTTCAGTAACCTCATCTTCAATTTCAAAAAGTCTTTGCATTTTTTTCTTACCAGGTATTTTACCCATTTCTTTTGCTCTTTCTTCTGCGTCAGATTCAATTTCTTTTTTCTTTGATTTTGATTCTGCATCATCAATACCTAACAAATCAGATAAAAATTCAACAGTTTCATCATAAGACATAAAATCAGTATCTTCTTCACGACCAAAAACTTTACTCATATCTTCTTCGTTAAAATGTCTTCTATAACCCATTCTAAATATGTCATAAACATTTCTAGCCATCGCAACGGTTTGGTCCATTGTTTTCTTTGGGTGAAGATGAGGGTCTAAAATCGGAATTTTTGAACTCAAAAACGTTCCGTCTTTGTCTATTAGTTCATCAATTTCACCTTTTGGGTTTTCTTTTTTCTTTGTCACTTTCAAATATCCTTCATGTGACTTGCACGGCATGAACATACCATCTTTCATTTCATGTGCGCCAATACAACCCAATTCTTTAGCTTGCATTATTGCTTCTTTCTTTGTTTTATACTTATGTGACATTCGCCAATTACTTTTACTATAAATACAATCTTCTTTGTATTTATTTATGAATGGCAACTCAGAACATTAACAACTATTACTTTAGAAGGTTTGATGCATACACAGATGACAGTGAATATACTGATTTCTTTCTTGTTGCAGATGAAAAACAATACGATGAGGAAGTAATTTTTTCAAATTATGTAATTGGGTATAATGATGGACAAAGATTACCAATATCAATTGAGTTATCAAATTCTGGTTGTTCACAAAATTTTACATTAAATTATGGTGATTATTTAACGGGTAATACAATAGTATCATTAAACAATTACAATGATAACCCATTAAACAATACTTGTTATAGTGCCTTTACAGGTGCGTGTGACGTTGGGTTAACAGGTATTGACAATGGTTTAGTAACAGGAATGACAGGGAACACTTTGTATTATTCTATGGGTATACGAGATGATTATAAGTTTAATCCTTTATACTATGATAGAAGATTTAAAATGAGACCTGTAACAGGTTATACCCAAAGTCCAAATACTAGATTTTCAGGTATTACTGCACAGACTTTATATAATATTGTAACACAGACAGCAACAACCATAGGTCAATATTATGAATTATACGGTGGTTATTTACAAGGTTTTTATCAGTTGTGGGGTTATGATTATAAAGTTTTACCTGAAAGAATGAATAAAGGTTGGACTGTAGAAATGTTGTTGAAACCAAGATTAACTGACATTTATACACCAAGTTCTGCTGAAACAACGCTCAATCTTACATATCCCGATAATTCAGGTACATTTTTCTTTATGGGAACAAGAGCTGAAAATAAATTTTGGCATTATGCATCGGGTTCTAATTCAGGAAATACTGGATACACTAGAGTTACAGAAAGTTTATCTGCAGATTGTTTAAATACTTGTGCGTGTGGTGACACAGGGATTACAAATTCACAATGTTTTTCAATATATCCATTATCGGCAATTACAATACAAAAAAATTGTGAAACAGAAACAGTTGTACAAACAGAAAGAGATACGGAATTAGATACGTACTCAAACGCACTGTCTTTTAGATTAAGTGGTGACCCGTCAAATCCAAGATTATGTGTTAAATATTTGTTGTGGACAGGTAATTGTGAAACTACAGGAACTTGTTTAAACACAGGACTTACTTACGAGACAGGTTATACAATAACTGAAATATGTTCTACAAATGGAATATATGATGATTGTTCAACAGGTTCAACAGGAATAGAAAGATGGGTAATGATTGATGTTGTTTTCAGTAGATATCAAACATTAGAAGATTGTGATTTAGTTAATATGGGTGGTTTAGGTGGAATGAGAGAACTTGTATATACTGCATCATCTGTCAATAATACGGTTTCTTTAATTACACCACCAAGTACACACACAGGTAATACCTACCCAAGTAGGGTTGAAGTGATTGACTTACAAAGAAAATGGCTAGAACAAAGAAGATTCAGATTGGGTGATTTAATATTTTATGTTAACGGAAAAAGATTCATGAAAATTGAAAATTTTGAAGAAATTATTCCGAGAGAACTTGATGAAGAAAAAGAAAAACAAATTGGTGTTCCGTTTAATATTTCTTGGGGTGGTGGTTCTTTTGGTTTAAGAGAATCTTTAACGTTCAGTGGTTGTTCGGGTGCTACGGGACCATACATACAAGACCCTGAAGTTATGTGTGAAAATACACTTAGTGGTACAAGTTTGTCTGGTTTAACAACACCAATCTTAATTGAACAAAATTTTGGTGGTACTTTTATGGGTGGTATTTCGGAATTTAGAATGTATGTTGAACCATTAAAATCTCCACAAATTCAACATAATTATAGATTATTAAAAGATAAATACGATTTGTTTAATTTTGATTGTCCAACAAATGCATGTATTGTGGACGGTGGAGATTTTACAGTAACATTAATCCCAACACCATAATGTCAAATAATTACGGATATAGAGTTGAAAGTATCGAATATAGCGGTCAAACTTGTTTGGTTAGTTATTTGGATAGTACAACAAATGAAACGACCATATTAGGTCCTGAAACAATTCCTTTTGAATATTTTCCTGCCGATGGTACACCACAAGGTAAAGTTTTTATTTATTTTTCAGGTGCCGACCAAACGTTTGTGTTGAATATTACAGGACCAAATCCTTCACCAACACCAACAAATACACCAACACCGACAAAAAACTTTACACCAACACCTACAATAACCATAACACCAACAACAACACCAACCTCTACAATAACACCAACACCGACAAAAACGCCAACAGTAACACCAACAAGTAGTATAACGCCAACACCATCACCAACACAAGATTATCAGGGTTGTGAATATTACCAATTAGGTAACGACTCAACAACTGGTAGTATTATATATTCGTATATTGACTGTAATGGAGTCCTCATTTCTAACAATGTACTTCCGCCAAATCCTGATGTTGTACTGTGTGCTAAAAAAGGTAGTATACAAAGAACAAGTGGTGTTAATTCATTAGTTGTTTATGATTTGGGAATGTGCCCTTCACCTACCCCTACACCAACATCAACAAATACACAAACGCCAAGTGTGACTACGACAAGTACCGTTACACCAACAACAACACCATCTGTTACACCAACAAACACAATCACACCAACCGTAACCCCTTCAGTAACACCAACAAATACACCTTCGGTAACGCCATCAGTGACTCCAACAGAATCAGTCACACCAACAACCACACCTACCGTTACACCAACTACAACAATAACTGAAACACCAACTAATACACCTACAAGTACAGAGACTCCGACTAACACCCCTAGTGAAACTCCGACTAATACTCCAACAGAAACACCAACTAACACCCCAACAATAACAGAGACACCAACCAATACTCCAACACCATCTACAACACCAAGTATTGTAAGTTCAGGATTGGTCATTCAACTTGATGCATATGAAAGTTCAAGTTACCCTGGAACAGGAACAACTGTTTTTGATATCACAGGTGGATATGACCATACATTAATTGGTGCGACTTACACAGTTCTTAATGGTATAAAATGTTTTGATTGTACAACAGGAAATAATAGAGTTGATTACAACTTAACAGGACCTTTATTACCAAATTCAGGATACACATATATCACTTGGGCAAGATTGATACCTAGTAATGCTGGGTTTAGAACAGTACTTTATACAAAGGGACCTCCTAAAATCACACCAATTACTATCCCTAATGGAACAAATACATTAGGATATTGGGCAACAGGATTCGTAAGCTCAGGATATGATGTTGCATCTTCAGCTGGCGTTTGGGTTCAATTTGCTGTAGTTGGAACAAATACATCTCAAACATTCTACATAAATGGTTCACAGGTGGGAAGTACAATCAATGAGGGTGCTGGTGGAACTACACATTGGGGATGGGGTAATAACGATGTTGTTGCTCAGCCTTGGGGACATGTTGCTAATATGTACTTCTATAACAGACAATTAAATCTTACTGAAATAACACAACAATACAATTATTTAGCTCCAAGATTTATAGAACCAACCGCAACACCTACACCAACAGTAACTACAACTAACACTCCAACACCTACTGAAACACCAATAACAGTACTAATTAATCCCGTTTTAATAAGTAATATTGATGAATATATTTCAGTTGGTAATGGTGAGTATTTGGAATTTTTTGAACCCGAACCAACACCAAGTCCAACAGTAACTAAAACACCAACTAATACACCAACTCCAACTCCAACACCTAATGCCCCTGTAACCACTAATCTTGTTTTATATTACGACCCAAGTAATTCATCAAGTTACCCTGGTACTGGTACAACAATAAATGATTTATCAAATAATGGTTTGAATGGAACAATGTCAAACATTACATTTACAACACCATATTTTTCATATAATGGTTCATCGTCTCAAGTTAGTGTTGCCGATAATCCATTATTAGAACCAGGTAGTGGTGATTGGTCTATTGAGTTTTGGGTAAATCATTCGGTACTTGCAGGTTCAAGTAGAGTTTTAATAGGAAAAACAGATGGTGGTAATGCTGCTGATTGGGGGTATGGATTAAGAAGTGGGGCCCCAGGAAATACATTTATGGAAATAGGTGATGGTTCAACATCAATTACATCTCCCTCTTCCACTTTAAGTATTAATACATGGTACCAAGTTGTGGGTGTGTGGACTAACGTTGCAAGCAATTCATTAGCTCTTTACATAAATGGTGGTTTTATTGGGAGCAACTCTCACTCATTTACAAGTATTAAAAACACAACATCACCTTTGTATTTAGGTTCATTTAATGGAGGACAGTTTTCACAATGGCTAAACGGTAGAATGGGTGTTGTTAGAATGTACAATAAAGCCTTAACAGGGTCGGAAGTATTACAAAACTTCAATGCGGATAAATCAAAATATGGATTATAAACAAATATTTATAAAATAAAAAATATGTCACTAACAGGTAAAACAATCGGAGAATTAACTTTTTTAGCGGAACCTACCAATAACACTCTTATTCCTGTAGAACTAAGTGGTGTAACCTATCATATTGCCTACTCAGGCATTACAAATAATCTTAGTAATACAGGTTCTTGGACGGTAACATCAGGAACCAATAATTATAGTTTTACTCTTGAGGGTAATAGTACCTATAATTTGTGGGTTTTAGCTAATATACCGAATGGTATAATAGTTTACAACGCAACTGTATCACTAAGTAATAGTAATGTACCTGTAATTGGTTATCAGTATGCGTGGAATTATACTGGAGGTGGTAGTCCAATATTGTTTACATCAATTCCTGACCAAATTATAGGTACTGCAGGTGCGATATCAACCTCAAGTCCTAGTGTGACCTCAACAAACACGTTTGTGTTTGGAATACAAAATAACACAGCATCAAATATCACTGTAAATTACGGATATCTTA